GGGTTTGAGCCGTTTTCAGGACAGTATCGACCTGGATTTGGCCGGCGGTCGCGGCTTTGACTTTCGTGTCCGCCTGGGTGTTTGCGACCTGAGCTTTCGATTGAGCGATTTGCTGATCGATGGCCGCCTGTTGGGCGGTTTGTCGCTTTTGGTCAATGGCCGATGTCACGGCCCCCTGGATTGCGCCAGGGACTTGAGCCATTTCGTTTTGAGCGACGTAGGAGGCCCCTGTAGGGCCTCCAGGTGGTGCCTGACGGTAGGAGAGGATGGGATTGAGGCCGGCGGCCTCCATGTCCTCCATTTGGTACTGGTAGCGGTTTTGGTACATCTCCCGTTGGAATTCCATTTGAGCTTCCGCCGCGTCCTGACTGGCTTTGTTCGCCTTTGACGCGCCGAAAGCTGACGAGATTGCGCTGATACCTGCCGCCGCAGCGAGTCCCCAGGACATTAGAAGTGATCGATGAGACCCGGTACCGAGTACATCGGCATCGGGCGAGTGCATTGGAGCTTGAAGTAGCAGTCAAGCAGGAGATGGGGAGACGTAGGAACGGCAATTATGCGTTCGAGCGGCGGAGTGTCTTCGATGAAGGTTTCGTTGAGTTGCGGGAGTGTTTCGAAATCTTGGGCGAGATGCCAAGTGTCGAGGCTGTCTGTAGTAATCGAACGCATTTCGCCGGTGATGAGAGAAGGTTTGTAGCGATATTCGGCGAAGCGTTCTTGGTAGCCGAAGACGTCATCGTCTTCTGCCGTGCCCTGAGCAAAGATTTCTTTGTTGAGAACGGCCTGTTCTCCGATGTGAGCGAGAGCGGGCCAGTAGAAGTCCCACCGCGTGGAACGAGACCACATGCGGTTGAGGCCCTGTTGGTAGTTGAGATCGGCCCTGATCGAGACAAGGCCGATGATGATGCAATGCTCGGTGAAGGATTTGGAGAAGCCGTGTCCCGAGAAGCCCACGGTGCCGACGCCGGCGAGGTTCGCCTGAGGAGATGTTTCGTCGGTGCTAGAGGTCTGCGCGATTGGATTAATCATGATGGGGTTGGAGCCGCCACCGAGATACTCGGGGCGTTGAAGGCGAGCGTCGGGTGACGTGACGCCGAAGTGTGCCCGAATGATTTCGGTGTAGCGGGTGCCGCCTCGGGCGTCCCGTTCGTAGAGTTTTTGGATTTGGAAGGCTTGCCGCAGAGAGTTGATCGTTGCGGCTGTAGCGTTCGTGAGGTCAGCCCTGATGTAGGGCCAGCCGGGATTATCCGGGTCCTGTTGTGCCCTGATCGGGCCAACGTCGCCGCCGATGTTCCATCCAGTTGTGTAGTCGACGCTTCCACCGCCTGTTTCGGTCACGGTGCCCTGAGCGGTACCCGCCGGCGACCCGGCGAAGCCGAGTCCTTGAATGGGTGCTGAAGTTCCAAGCGGGATATCCACCGCGGGACCTTTTTGAGGCCAGGGTAAACAGCTCGTGAAGTAGTCGTGGCGCTTGCCACGCTTGAGGAGCTGGTAGTCGGTGTCGGGATCGGGCCCGTCATCAGTGTTGACGGTGACCGAGTCCTGGATGTTTTCGTCGCGGTACCACTCATTCCAAATGAGGTTGTACGCCCGCAGGGGGAGGCAGGAGTGCTCGACATTATCCACGAGCACCGGAAGGCCCAGATAATCGAAGATGGTGCCGATTTGGTAGCCTCCGGGGAGGGAGGTCGACGTTGGGATGATGTAGTCCGTCGTGTCATCCGGATTTGATTGTTCGCCATTGAACTTTTGCCAGTTGTCCCAGACCAGGCGGTAAGGGACGGCGAAAAACTGGGTGTCCAGAAAGAGGTTGTCCATCATCGGATGGAGCGGTGTGGCCAGCCGGCCGAACACGTTGGTGTTGAGTGAGAAGGTATCGCCGGGGAGTGCTTCGTCGACGAAGAAGGGGACAAGGGTGCCCGCTTGCATGGTTGTTTTGTAGCCGTGAGAGCGATCGAAAGCCGATCGTTGAATTTCGGCAGAGGGCACTTTAGAAAAAGAGTGCGACATAACTGATGGCATTTTTGACATTTACTTACCCTTCTTGGTATTCGCGATTGCGGTTTCTAAGGGTGTATTTGGTTTTAAATCCCTTAGAGGTGAGTCTTCTCTCGGCTCGCTTATTATGGAGCCGTTTTGATCGTTGAACTTTCCGAGATACCATAAGATGTAGTCCTCGGTGTTTTGAGTGAAAGCATGCTCGGGATTTTGCAGGACCATGGCGAGAGCCCTCCAGGCTTCCTCTTCAGTCCTGACGTAGAACGGTGGCGAGTAGAATTGAGCTTTTTTGTCGTAGACAGAATAGATACGCATTTCCATTTTATAAACTCCGTTCGTTTTTCGCGATACGCGCTTCCGTAACTTTTTTTCTTACGGCAAGGCGTTCGGGTGTTGAATTATGGGCTTGCGCCCGTGCTTTCTTCTTTGCTCTGAATAGTATTCGTTCCGCTTCGCGTTCGTCCTCCTTTTCCAATTGTTGTTGATAGTAGGAAGGTATTTTGTATTTCTTGCCGTCGATTACTACGAAATCGTCCGGATAGATGTCGTCTTTGAACTGCCGATACCATTCCAGCCCGAGACCGGGCTTTAGGCTCATTTGGCAGTATTCGGGTTTGCGATCGTAGGTGATGTTCGAGACCGGGTCGGTCCACGAGTAGTGTTCTTCGGCAGGTTTGCCGGTGACTTTTTTCATGATGTAGCGAGCGCAATAAGAGGCCGAGGCCAATGTACAATCTTGAGTAGTACAGAGGCCATAAGGCCATAGTTCTTGAAGTTCTGCGCTCATATAGATGATTTTGCCTTTACTTTCTTTCCACTTAACTTTGTCGTGGAAGTCATGGTTGAATAGTAAGGCGTGATAGTGTGGCCGCCCGTTTTCTTCTCCGTATTCTCCGCAGTGGAAGAAACGGATGCCTTTTCCATACTTCTTCCGAAGTCTTTTCATGAAGAGCTGGAATACTCGATAATCGCAACTAAGATCCCGAGGAAGGTTAGCAGCATTATAAGTGAGAGTAATAAAGCAGTTATCACTCCAAAGGCTTGCTTCATGGTGGCAACGAATGGCCCATTCTTTCGAACGGTCAATTCGACAGCCGACGCATTGTTGACAAGGGATAGTGATGGGGAGGTCCTCGTACCCTTCCGCCTTGTTGAAGGTGATTCCGTGCTTGCCGCTGACGGGATCGGCGTCCCGTTTGCGCCAGCATTTGACGGGGTGGAAGCACGCCATTCTCTAGGCACGGATGCCGCCGCGCATGGGCATGATCCCAACGTTTTTGGGATGAGTCCTCATGGCTGTTTTCCGGAAGAGACGCTTGCTCTTTCCGCGTGAGACTTTCTTCCTTTTTCCGTAAGCCATGTCGGTTCCTTTCTGGTTTGGGTGTTGGTAGGAGTGGTGACGGTGTCACCTATTGCTATTCCCGACAAGAGGGGAATAGCTTTTGGCAGAACTCTGCGAGTCTTGGGTGATCCCGGATGCACCGTACATTGCACGGTGCATCCGGGGAGTATGATGCTTAGGGGTAGGATTATAAGTATTGTTTTGAGCATCTTTTCTTTGAGCCAGGAGGGCCGGTGTGTTGCTCCAGTCTTGGCCGCTATGCGGCCTCCGTACCCGTCGGTCCCTTCGGGACTTCGCCCGAAGAGGTCTGCAGGGTAGCGGGTGAGGGCGCCGCCGGCGGCGCCTTTGCGAGGCCCATGTCGACCATGGCCTCGAGATTGTTGGGATCCGACACGAAGGCCAGAAACTGGCCGGGATCGTTTTGGAAGGTTTTGCGGACGCTGGAAGGTAATTCCATGAATAAGCCTTCAGCTTCCATGACTTGATCGATACACGATTGATAGTCAGAGGGCGTGTTGGTGAAGTCACCATACTTGCCCATATGTTTGTTGTAGTGTTCGATGATTTCTGTTTTTTGATACCGAAGCATTATTGTGTTGATATTACATTCGTCTTTGAAGGATTGCTTCGTTCGAGAGGTTCCTGGCAGGAATTTGATTGAGACGCGACGGCGCTCATAGGGTTTGAGGATCTCCGGATAAAAGACCGGAGGTGTGCATTCGTGATCGTGATTTTGTTTTTTGGTCATGGATTTCAGGTCCTTATTTGATTTTGCTGCCCGAGAGACCGGCGGAAGCGCCGGATTGAGCAGCTGATGCGAAGGGGTTGATGGAGCGACCCGCGATGTCGATCCATTTGAGCCATTTGCCGACCGTAGTTTTCAGAAGGTCGTATTCGATCTTGGCGCCCTGGCCTTTCGCCCGGACAACGTCCTTCTGGGCGCCGGCGATCATTTGTTGGAGCTTTGTCAGCGCGATTTCTTCGTTGATGTGCGCTGTTTTCGCAGAGCTCTGTCTGGCGTTGAGGTTCGCCAGATGGGTTTGAGCCGTTTTCAGGACAGTATCGACCTGGATTTGGCCGGCGGTCGCGGCTTTGACTTTCGTGTCCGCCTGGGTGTTTGCGACCTGAGCTTTCG